CTCCATTTCTACTTGAGCAATTTGTTCATTTAACAATTTATTAACAGCCGCTTGTATTTGTTCAGGTATTTGACCTCCAAATTGTTGAGTAAGTGCATCAATTTTCTCTTTATTCTTCTCTAAAACATTTTGTGTTGCCAACATTGAAGTATGTTGAAGTATGTGAGCGGTAATATTAACCATTACATCAGGCATAGTTCTAACTAATACGGAAGAGATGAAAGCTCTATGTGTATTGATATGAGCAACATGATCTTGTTCAGCAAAAGATTGAGCAGTTTTCTTCATAAGTAATTCTGCATTTTCTGTAATAGGATCTTTTGGTTGTGGCCTAGCAGGTGGAGGTAAAATAGCGTCAACATTTTGTACTCCAAGTGCTTGATACATTCTTCTATATGCTTCGTAAGGATTATGTATTTGTGGGTTTGATTGTGCAAGTTGTAATTGTGCTTGAGCCAATTGAATTCTTTGTGACATTGAAAAGATGTTTGGATCAGATACTGGAATGATATCAATCCTATCATCAAAATCTTGAACCTTAATCATTCGTTCGCCACCTGAAACATTGTAAGGATATTCTGGTGGAAGATATAATTGAAATACTCTTGCTAATAATTTAAATTCAACTTTTTGAGCATAATGCATTCTTTTATGAATTGCGCTCATTACTTTAGTTCCTTGTTCAATCATTGCCATTGTTGTTCCAACTGGATTAGCATTGTTTGAATCTGAAATTTTTGCGTCTGCTACAGCAGCAAATCTTTTTCCTGCATCTACACAAAAACTAAGAAGCATAAATAAAGTTTGACTTGGTTCTTTATATGGAAGAGGTACAAAGTTTGCTCTTAGGTCTCCTCCTGGAGCATCAACATCTCTAAACTCGCCCGGTTGTAATGGATTGTCATCATCTCTAATTCGAAGACCTCTTGCTTTAAATCCTGCTGGTAAGTTTGATAATGTTCCCGCATCAATAAGTTGACGTAACGAGGAGGTAGCCGATCTTGATAAACCTCCCAACATATGGATAAGACCAAAACCATAAAAGCCAAGACCTGGAAGGAAACGATAGTGAACGAAATATTGTATTTTCTTTTTTTGAGGATCTTCTTGTTTATAGTTTCTGTAGATTGATAAAACTTTTCCTGATCCTTCATCGATTGTAATTATGTAAGGCAATTTAATACCTGTAGGCTCACCATTCAAACCGATATCTTCGAATCCTGGTATGTCTAAATCACAATGTATTTCAAGTAATGTACATTCGTTATCATACTGAATATCACTAGGACTTACTCCTTCAATAGAATTATATTTTTCTTGAATAGCACTTTCGTTTGGCAGCATTGACTCAAGATCAACATCTCGGTAAAAACCATTAACTTGACTTTTTCTAACTTCATTTTTATTTTGTTTTAAAACATGTGTAATACGCGGAGCTGTTTCTAAATCTGTAGAATGATAAGGAACAACTAAATCTTCAACGGGAATAAATTTTGCAACCGCTCTACCTAAGTTTGCATCGTAATAAACTTTTTTAAAAGAAGAACCTGCTAATGCTAAAAAGAATAACATTTGATCCATGTCAGGATCATACTCTTCCATTACAGAAGTTATTTGATAATTCATGTAGTCTCGAACTCTTTTACTTTGTTCTTCAACTTGAGGATTAAGAGCTCCAACAATGTCACATTTTACTGGGCCACCCGCTGGAAGTAATTCTTTATATGCTTGTGCTTGAAACTGTGTAACAGATTCTGCTAACATTGGGTGGGTTACACCACTTGCTCCTTGAAAGGGCTGTGATCTCTCTTCGTATTTAAATCCTAGAAGGTCTAATCCTTGTGTGTAGCCTTGTTCCCAATCCTTTCTTGTTTCTTTATCAGTCTCATAGTCAGCAATCAAGTCTGAACTCATTTTTTCTAATTCATCTTCATCAACAAATTCTGCTAAATTAGAATCAAAAGTAGCTTGCATGTTAAGTGTTTGTGGACCGATGATAGCACCACCATCCTGTAACATTTCTATGTTATTTTGTGGTTGCCCTTCAATATTTATTTCAATAGGGCTACTTGCATATTGATCTATTACAATGTCATTTTCTGTAGGTTGAATTTTTTTATCTATGGCCATTATATGCTTTCAAAGAATATTTCGATGTCAATCAAAGGATCTGCCTTTGAAGTTTTTGTTTTACCACCCTTTTTGAATTGAGGAAAGCCAATTTTCTTTAAAAGGTTAGGATCAAAATCTTCTCTAGGTTTTAAGTCAATATAAGGCATGTTAATAAGCTGCAAAGTATTTGCACTTTCTTCATATCCATATCTATCTTGAGTTTTCATTTTTTCTCCAGTTCTTACATACTTTTCCATTCCAGGAAACTGGTTTTGTCTCACTCTTGAAAAATATTCATCTCCTCCACTATCAAATTTATACTGACCATCATTTCTTACTTTAAGTGTTGCCATTGAAATTTCATCATCACTCATGCCAAGTGCCTTACCTCTTTTGGTAATATCTTTATTTAATTTTTTTATAAATTCATTTGTTTTATTATTGTAAATATTAATAAAACCTTTGTAGTTATCTTTGTCTGCACCTTCATAATGAGATACAACTTCACCTGGAACCCATCCTAAAAAATCATCACCATCTTTTAAAGCTTGTGTAAGCCTATCTTTCATTACTTGCTTTACCCAATATTGAGCTCCGCCAGCATAAGGATAAAAATTTCTACTTGAAGTAAAATCATTCGCTGATGTAGGNTATTCAATCTGCAGGTTTGTTACGATGAACGTCAGATTGCATTTCCATAATAATACTGCCTTGATCNCCNTTTTCATAATTCTGTATTTTTCTTCCTCTACTAAATGCAACTGTATTGTCCGCTGTAGGATGTGAAGTGTTGTGTTCGTTTGTTCTTTTATCTTGTCCAAAATAAGAATTAAAATTATGTGTGATGACAGAATAGTCCTCTGCTCTTGTTCCTGGCAAACCAATATTCATATGTTCATTTGTAAATACAGTGCCTTGTAAGGTTGAACCTACTTGACGAATATAATCTTGTATCTTTGCGTACTCTCTATTTCTCTCAAGTATGGCTGGATCAAGATCTTCTTCGGCCAATAACTCTTGTGTTTGTATTTGTATTTTAGCTAATGCATCTGCTGCTGTATCTCTATCGGTAGCATTTTGTATACTTTTCAAATTATCTGTTACCAAATTTTTATACCTATCTACAAAATCTGACAGTTGACCCGGACGCATGACAACATCCATTTGATTTATACCTTGAATTGCATTTTGTACTGTTTGAGGAAAGAGCTCTTGATCTCCACCCATGATTTGATAATTACCAAAACCTGCTAATTGGTTATCTGCTGCTTGAACTAGTTCTAGTAATTCTTTAGAAGTAACTTTTCTTTTTGGATCCGCTTGATTAATTTGTTCTAATTGTGCCGCGATCCCTGTATCTCTTAGTTCTAATGTTAACCCTTTTTGTGGATTAAATAATTCATTCACCCAATCGTTAATTAATTTTTTTTCACTACCTGTGTAATTTGTTTTAATGTAGTCTTCTGTTTGAGAAAAACGTGGGGCAATATCACTTTGATATTTTTCCATAGGATCAGGTAGATCTGCCAAACTCTCCATCATCTTAGTCGGAACAAGTGCCTTGGATGTATCTTCTTTTTTCTTTTGATCTGCCATTGTCAAAATTGTAGGAAGCTTTTCTTCATCTGTTAGTTGTGTAAAGCCACCACCAACTGGTCCTAGTTTCTCTTCAGGTATTTGAGTTGTAGGAGGAAGTTTAGTATCTACTTCAGGAATCTTACCAGCGGTGCTTTGAGGAAGTTTATCTTCATCACTTAATGGAGTAAAGCCCCCACCGACTGGGCTTACATCTTGTTTTTTTTCTTCTTCCGTTCTCCCTTTAGGAGGTACAATAATACCTTGATCCCGAAGCTTCCCTTCTTCATCATCAACCATAGCGCTAACAGCGGGATACGTTCCAGCAGCCATCATGGCTAACAACGGCCCGAGGTCCGCGGTTCCTAGCTTGGTTGGATCGCCCATTAAATTAGGTCTCCTTATCTGAGGAATGACATCCAATATATCTGGATCATCTAGAACACTAGCTGCGCCTGATTGAAATTTTTTCTTTTTATCCATTAACTCATTCTTGCTTTTCTAAAACCTTTGTTAGCAATTCTAACACCACGAACCTTGGTACGCGAACCGTCTTTCATTGTTGCACCAGCAATTCTATCTGCTTTTGTTGGTTTTGGATTTTTATCAATACCAGCTTTTACTGATAACATACCGAAGTCAGTGCCTTTACCATCTTTAAATATTTTCTTAGTCTTTTTTTTCATTTCTTGAGAAGTTTTACCAGCAGCACCTTTACCCTCTTTATCTAAATTTTCTTTAAGTCTTATGTTTACATCCCTTTTTGTCATTGGTACTTCGTAGTCTTCTGGTTTTACTTTTGCTGTCATAATAACTCCTAATAGTATTCTCGCATCTTCAACATACTTGGCTCATCCTCGTAGTCTTCTGGGTGCGAAATAAAATTTCCCTGTCTGAATCTTAACAGAGCTTGAGTGGTGGAGTCAACATAATCGTCGTGTTCACCAAAAGGAAAAGCAGCACATTCCTCAATAACCTCTTGCGCCCATCTCTCGTCAGGATAATAAACTTGTCCTGATTCAAATAGAGGTGCTACAGCGTTTACTCTTGAATGTTTATCATTTCCTTTGCTCGGTGTAAAGTTAACAACGGGAATTCCTGTTTGACGTAACTCGTACGTGAGCGGAAGGCCTGACGCTTTCGCTTCGACGATCACGGTTTCTGGTTCCCAGTAATTGTACTGTTCGACCGCGATCCGTTTTAACTCTGGAAATTCCCACCGCCCGCGTTTCGCGTCTAACAAAATACAAGCAGGTGCCCTCATTTCATCTCTATAGAAAACTCCCCATGTGGTAATCGCCGAATAATCGGCTGTTTCTTTTTTACTATACGCTGTATCGTAGCTTTGAATTATATGTTGGAGGGGAGGGGGATCCTCATGTTCATATAATTGCCACCAGTCACGTTTTATTATGGAACCTTCTTCACTGGTGGGTTGCTGTTGCCACTGTGCTTGCCACTTCTGTTCTGACAGAGATGCTTTGACAGAAAGTAATTCATCTGCTTTCCAATACTCAGGCCACATAGGATTACCCGTCTCAGGAAAGATTGCGGGAAACTCAATAATATCCCACTGATCTGCTTTAACTTCTTTTTGTGCATTAACCAATTTACCTGTTAAATCTTTAACGGACCAACGGGTCATAACAATAACAATAGCTCCGCCAGGTTGTAGACGCTGTCTAGGTCCAGAGGTATACCATTCGTACGCGTTATCGAACGCGGTTTGACTAAGCGCATCTTGTTCCGAGTGAGGGTCATCGATGATCAATAAATCCGCACCACGGCCCGTGATTGCACCACCAACACCCGCGCCAAAATATTCACCACCTTTATTCGTTTCCCAACGGCCCGCGGCCTTCGAATCTTGTGATAGTTTTATATCTGTAAAAATATTTTTATAATCTTCCGAGTCCATGAGGTTACGAACCTTACGACCAAAACGATAAGATAATTCTGCTGTGTGCGTAGTTTGAATAATCTTTAACTTCGGATTGTGGCCCATCATCCAAGCAGGAAAAAGAAAAGAAGCAAATTCTGATTTGGTATGACGTGGAGGCATATTAACGATTAAGCGTTTTAACTTGCCCTCTTTGATCAAATTAAATTTTTCTGCAATTTTTTTATGGTGATACCCTGCAATAAATTCTGGCCATACGGCACGTACGAAAGACAAATAATCTTCTCTTGAATGATGTGACGTTTCTATTTCAGCTTTTTTTAATTCTAATTTTTTAATTAAGTCTTCAGCTTCGGAATAAGTAATTTGATCGTAATCCATTTTTCTGTGATGTTTAGCACATATATTCGTTTGTGTAAAACTTACACGCTACGTGCATGCCCACAATGTATAGGGGGGAGAGGGGGGTGGCGTCGTTTTAAGGGATTATTTCTGACAAAATCGAGTTGGGACTCTAGATGAGGTATATCTAAATGTAATAGCTACTATATGTAGTGGCGTGTGAGTCGGGGATTATTTGGGGACTGGCTGGGGATGCGGGTGGAAGAGTGTGCGGAGATGGTAGCAAATACCATCTCCATTTCGTAGGTTATCTAGTCAAGCCAAACTTACTAGCTAGGTTAGATGATAGATGTAAGCCAAACTCTTTTATTGTTTGGTTATCTCTATTCTTTAGTATGAAAGAAAACATTTCACTATCAAGGTAACTAGCAACCAATTGCCAATCTACATCTTGATTGTTACTTACTAAAGGCTCTGCGACCTCCGAATTCTCTCTGTTGTTAACCGCTCTATTTGAGCGGTTAGTATTAGTTAAATTTCTTAGGTTTTGTAATTGTGTTACTAAATCGTTAGGCATTAGCTAT